ATCCCGACAGGCTTCCACTGCTTGCGTCACACTACCAAACGCATAGAAATCAGTATTGCCAGCGACATTAGTTGTTGCATATAATATCTCACCAAAAATCGCCAGTGATCGAACCCATCCAGCCGTGGGAATTTCTGTGGCAAGAGGAGATGATGAAGCTGATGTGGCTGTAGAATATATTGGGCCAGAAGCAGTGCCTCCAGTTTTTTCGACAAGATTTGTAACTCCTTCCTCAAACTGACCCAAGTTTATAGGCTGTGCTGAATTAGTTCCATCTCCAACTCTAATATCAGCACCTGTCCAATTAAGTTGACCAGTATCATTCGTTAACGCCCTACGATCAATATCAGCTTGAAGGGCTGCTTGAGTTACATCAGCTTCAGCCTCTGTGTAAGCATCTATTAAACGGAATCCATAATTCAATATCTCGTTTTTCATGTTCTCTGATATTCGCGCTCCGGTTAGTGACGGTGACTGTGGGTAGCCGACATGGTTGGTTGACAACGTGCATATAGCACCGACACCAGCAGCCACACCCAATCTCGACGTGGAGCCTTGGGTATACTCAACATAGACGCTGATGTTTAGACTGCCCTGAGACACTATGTTTGTTACGCTCCAAGCATCCGTGTCACCCCAAGCATTTTCGGTAAAAATCAAGTCGTTAGTCTTCACGTCCTCACCATCAAATCCGGACGAGCTCCAATCTGTTACCACACCCTCGACTAAATAAGACTGGTAGGCCACTACCTCTGTGCTGTTTGTTATGTCTATTTCAGCTTGGAACAACGGAACCGAGGCAAAACCAGCGGTGACTATTAGAAGATAAACTGACGCAGATTTCCACATTCGTATCCCCCTTAAAAGAAACTTAACATAATATGGTTTATGCCGCCAGTCCACAATCCAGACACCTTAACCTGTTCCGGATCCGTTAAATCAAGTCGTGACGGAGCCGTAACTATTTCAGCCCCCGAGTCTTCTCGGTAAACCGTGCACCCACTAACACCCCACCGGTCGGCAAGACCAGTGTTACCCATATCGTTCGAGCCCAGATTAACTGTTAAAATGCTGCCGCTTGAGCCGTTATACCGAATCCGGGTTCCCGCCAAAATGGTTCCTGCCGGGATCGTAAATGTTATCGTAGACCCACTCCGGGCCGCGGTTACGTTTGTAGACGAAGCCACAACCAGAATCTCTTCATCACCCGTAGCAAGAGCAGAATACCGATACAAAGCGGTTCGCGGTCCAAAAGTCACAATAACCTCCCGGTTTGAAACCGTTGCACTGTCATCTGCTCCAGACTGCCCATATGCATTAGTAACAGAGTCACCAGATGAGTCTGCGTAAATAGCGTAGTCAACCTTCCCGACCGCTCCGTTGGTGTTATACTCCGACTCCAGCATGTCACCGGCGCCAGCAGCCACGAGACCTAGTTGCCCGGTTTCCGCGTTGGTGTAGGCCAACACATAGCCTTCCGTGCTTCCCATAGGAAGGTACACAGCGCCAAATCGCCCCTCGGGGGCTACAAAAGCTTCTGCGGCATAAGCAGACCCGTTGGTGACCGCCCGCACAAATACGTTGCTCACATTCGCCTTGCTGCTGCCATCCCCGACTAAAGTCAAAGTCAAGCTCTTATTGGTCGTCAAGGCTACAAAGTAGTTTGAAGACATCCCCAATGTGGCCTGCGATACCGTGGCCCCGGCGATACTTAACGTCGACGTCCCGTAGCTATTTTCCTTGGAGAAACCCCAGACATAGGTGTGCCCAACAACAACCGCGGTTTCGGCGGTAAAGGCCACCGAGGCCACAACACCGGTATACGTTCCCTGTGTCAATCCACTTATATTTGACGAAATAAGTGTGACATCTGCCGCGTAAATAGCATCAAACCGTGAGGCTTCAGCAGTAAGGTATCCGGCATCAGCGTGGTTCCCCCACAAATATGCAACATACCCTAGCGCCCATTGATTGGTCGGCCACGCTTCTACCGTGGTGACACGGCCACCTACCGCGGTAAGATCAACGTCATTAGAACTAATGGCCGCAAGGTTTATTGCAATATCCACGTCATTTGACCCAATGGCGGCTGTATTGGCAGCAATATCCACGTCATTCGACCCAATGGCGGCTGTATTGGCCGCAATATCCACATCGTTCGAACCGATGGCGGCAGCGTAGGTAACAACGTTTGTCTCATTTGCCCCAACCCGAAGATCAACCGCAGCAATATCTACGTCGTTGGAACCGATGGCAGCAGTGTTGGCTGCGATATCAACATCATTTGATCCGATGGCGGCAGCGTAGGTAACAACGTTTGTCTCATTTGCCCCAACCCGAAGATCAACCGCAGCAATATCTACGTCGTTGGAACCGATGGCAGCAGTGTTGGCTGCGATATCAACGTCATTCGACCCAATGGCGGCTGTATTGGCCGCGATATCAACATCATTCGATCCAATGGCGGCTGTATTGGCCGCAATATCCACATCGTTCGACCCAATGGCAACAGTGTTGGCCGCAATATCCACATCATTTGACCCAATGGCAACAGTGTTGGCCGCAATATCCACATCATTTGACCCAATGCTCGCCTCAAGTACATCAAAAAGAGTGTTTGTTGACAACCAACTAGTAAAATACGGGTCAGACTCAACAATGATCCCATCGATACTATATGAGATAGTGACCGGCGTCCAGGTTGCCGTGTTCGTAATTTCAAATAACGACCATTCTGTAGAAATTTTCCCCTTAGCTAGTGACCTGGTAGGGGACCCGTTTGTAGAAACTAAAAGGAACTCAGCGTAATATGTTCTGGGCGGAGGTATGTTTGAGACCGCAATAGGGACTGGTGTTGACCAGGACACCGTATTCCAGGTCTTTGAAAATGTACCATTCGCTACAGTCAAATAGGTGTAACCCCGTTCGGGATATGCCATCCTAAGCCAAATATTAGAACCGCCAGTTACACCCGAAAACGTCACACTTATGTTGCGGTCAGACCTAGTATCCCAATGCCATTCAAAATCTTGCCACTTGGATTCCCGGCTGCTCGCAGTGTTGGTGAACGTAGCTGTAGACGTGGCGTAATCGAAACCAAGCACATGAGACGCCAGCATCGCTACCATAAAGAATATGGAGGCTCTGCGCATGTTAATCTCCCACGTAGTTTTTCATTATTATAACCGAATTGGTGGCAGCGTCCATGGTAACCGTTATTATATCACCGCGACTTATTTCGATGACCTCTGGCGCCGAATAGATGTAGTGCTCAAAATCCGCACTGCCCCCGGAACCCAGCGTAATTGTCACGTTTCCAGCATCAGTAGATTTAACCAGGTAAACCGCCGCCGTATTGGCCACAGTCTCGTGGGTTCCAACAGCAGCTATAATCGTACCAATGTAAACCTTATTTTGGACATTAGTCCAAGAATACGAGGTGTTGGTAAATGTTTCTACAACCTGCGGCTCCGTATTATCAAAAGCAAAACTGACTGAGGCAAACAGTACAAAAGTCAAAGCCAAAACAAAATTTTTCATAGGTACCTTCTTCTTGGTTAGTAAGTCCCCGGGCTCCCTGTTTCTGGGAGTCCGGGGGACATTACCTTTCATTCTAACTCGTCTTAGCCTTCAGCGTCTCCGATATCGGCTATAATTGCCCATGCTCTCACAGTACCGGCCGCCCCAGCATTTCCGCTTACGGCAAGATCCATGGTGTCGTCCGCGTCTATGATCACGTTGGCCAACAGATAGCCGCCCTCGTATATGGTGCCGGCAGCCGCGCTCACATCAACCTCAGCAAGAAACTCGGCTCCAGTGCCAAGTCCTAGTGTTGCGGTGATCGAGTTTGTTGCCGCCGTTACGACCGTCAGCCCAGCAGCAATTATCAGCGTGCTGGTCTCGAACTCGAATACCTGCACGACATCGTCCGCCTCATCCGTTACACCCCCGAGGGTGACATCAGCCTGGATAAACCCAACTTTGGGCCCAAGCGCCGGGAACCCGCCGCGAGTGATCGCGACTGTTGCATCAGTAGTATCAGCCATAACCTATTCCTTTCTATTTACGAAACATCTACGGAAGCGTAAAGCACTCCGAGAGCCTCAGGTTTCACTACCTTGTACCCGAACACCTGGAGACCGCGATGCAACATTCCGAATCCATCCGGATTGTCCTGCACCTTGGAACTCACAAGCTGAGTAGCAAACGTAGTCGCATCCTTGTGACCAAACAAACAGTACGTCGCGGAATCCGCGGAGTACGTGGCCAGAAGGTTCGAATTGAATATAGTGAACCGGTCAATGGTACCCAGAACCGAAGTCCTCAGTATCGACTTGGAATCACCCGTCAACGAGCTGTCCTTGAGATCGGACGCCTTAATGAGACCCGCTATCCTCGGGGGCAGTATCATGTACCTGCCCATATCCGGAACGTTGAGCTCGTCAAGTGCTACGCCGGCGCCGAGAATATAGTCCAAAATATTGGACTTACTCAAGGAAACCGGGGTGCCTGTCGTACCCAAAGGAATATTGCCGCTTCGATAGCCAGCGCTATTGCCGATGTTGTACGCACTGGCATCCGAGTAGATATCCTGCAGAACAGTCGTATCCACCGTTATGCGCATCTGCTCCGAGCCATCCTTGACCCAGTCGTTGATGTACCCTTTAAGATCGGTTTGAACTTTATCCAGGTCCTCACTCACAAACGACCAGTATTTACCCTTGTCGATAAGCAGCGAGACCGCCGTACTTTCCGGCTGATCATTAACCAGGGCCTGACCCTTGCGATAATCCCGGATAGTCATGTCCGGCGTGGCCCTGATATAGACCGTGTCGCCGTGTTTCTTGATTTCACCTTCGTAATCCGTGTTGGTTATCTGTGTCAACACCGAACTGTCATAATACTTGACCAGCATTTTACCAGTATAGAGTACCGGTATATACCGCATCAGGTCGCTTCCAATGTTCCTCGTCCCAGCAGCAATAGGATATGCCATGCTGAACTCCCTTCTTTTATTGTAAGCTTTGAGTGCTGCGGAACAGAACGAAGCAACCTAAAAATTATTAGGAGACTCGACCCTCGACAACAGCGTCATCAATAGCTCTCTCTATGCGTTCCGCCTCTTTCTCCCTACCCAGGTACTTACCACGGGCAACATCTTTGAAGAACTTCTCCATAGACGCTTGGGAAATCGTAGGCTTTCCGCGTTCACTTTTACTTCTATCAGGTTCTCCCCGTGCTTTGACCGGTGCGACACCCGACTGGTTTGCATCAATCCCGGCATCCGGGACACTTACTGTAGGTTTGTACGTCTTATATATCTCCGCCAAACGTCCGACATCTCCAGCCGCAGCGGCAGAACCACCAAGATCTCTGTAAGTTAATCCACTTGCAGGATCCACGGTACCCAGGAATCTAAACCATCCCGGATCGTTAGTGTTGGCTATCTTGGCTCCCGGGGCAACTCTATCCACCTTGTCCCACAATGAGTCAGTAGCCTGGCTCTCTTTCGCGTCTTCAACGAGTTTCAATCTGGCTTCGAGTGCACCATTTGACTTGGCAATAGCCTGTTGAGCCGTTGCAATCGCCGCTTCTGTAACACCCTTGGATACACGGTGTTGCGCGTCCAAGGTGTCCTTCCCAAAGTGCTCGACTTCTTCGGGCTGAATATACCTCAAGTACGCTGGTCTACCGTCATCCACCGGCTTCTGAACCGTCAACTGCTCCACTTGGCCGGTCAGCGTCTTAACGGCGCCCTGCAGTGGTATGAGCTGAGAATCAACTCGACCCTGCAAACTGTTGTTACGATGCCTTTCAAACTCCAACTGGCGTTTAAGGTCCGCCGTTTCACCACTCGTAGAATCCACGTCAGGCTTTACTGCAGGCTTGCCGTCATCCGGAGGCACGCCAAGAGCCCCAAGGCCATCCACGCCCGGGTTCTCATCTGCCATGCCACCCATTTCCCGCTCAAGTTCTGCTAACAAAGCGTCTCCTTCACCAACTTGTTTGTCCACTGCATCAGGTATATCAGCCATTTTATCCTCCGTACCCCGCGCTGGATGGCTCCAGAATGCGGCGTCTTACAGAAGGGCCATCGAATGGGATCCTTCTGCGTCTATGTCTTATTGTGTCAAGTAACCCGGTTACCCGGACATAATTACTCGACGTATTGAATCCAAACATCAACCACACCATTTGTTACCCCGCCGACCGTGGTAACAGTCAACGCCAAGTCCGTAAGATTGGTATCACCAACCACTAACCAGGACGTCGGGTCGCCAAAATCAACCAGCGTAGCATTCGTAGCAACCGTACCCAGCCCGGAAGAATCAGCAAGTGCCAAAATATCCGCTGCGCCATTAACACCAAAAGATACGGTACCGGTCGTAGACGAGGCCGTACTAAACTTAAACGCAGCGTTCTGTAATATTGCGCCATACGGAAGCGTTACTCCCATAGACTCTGCCGACAAATCAGACGCAGCTGTAAAGTCATAGTGACCCTTGGCAACTCGCATCAAACCGGTACCTGTATCGTCCAGGTTATCGTCGTCAAGCCGGTTTATCTCAGCTGCGGTCGGAGTGATCTGGGTTCCGTTTACACGCCATACGGTCAGATTTACATCCTCCCGCGGAGCCGCATAAAGCGACGTGACCATCAAGGCCGCAACTATAATTCCTATACACAATTTCTTCATTCAACTATCTCCCTGTAGTTATTGCTCACGTTTAGGGTTGCCGTCTAAAGCTTCAAGAACATCTTCAAGCTCCATACAACCACCCTGATTTCTATACACCGGAGCACCGTCGAGCAGATACTTCCTCTGGTTCTCTAATAGACTAACCGAAAACCACTCCCGAATGCAAGCAAAAAGTTTCGGTCTGGTAATTTTTATTTCTTCCAACGCATCAATAAGGTCCTCAGATACCCGAATCATTCTCTACTCCATTCCCGCCAATAATAGTGTCCATGGTCTGTGCTTCCAGCATTCCGGCCTTCGCTCCGGTTTCAATGCCCTTCTGTGAAGCGAGCATGCCTTTGATCTTCAACTCCTCGCGCTTCAGCTGCATCTCACCCTCAGTCTTGGCCGCACTGATCTGGACCTTGGCATCCTCGCGCTGGTCACCCCGTTGCTGGGATTGAACGTCAGCCTGTTGCACTTGCTGTTCCATCTGCATCTGCATCTGAGCCTGTCGCTGTTGAGCCTGCTGAGACTCGCGCTCTTCCCGCTGACGTTCCTCAATGACTTCGTCACTCGGAATAATAGTGCTGCCGGAAATTTCCAGGGTCTTAACTATTTCGCGGTGTAAAGCAGCCCGGCCAGTGAGCCCTAAGATTTGTGAGTCAACAGGGTTCGCGGTATCCCTGAGGTAACTCAAACGTCGCTCAGCAACCTGTTCCTTGGCCATCAGAGCCACGACTCCTGTGCTGACGATGTTGACATCACCGACGATTGACATGTCGTTTTTCTTGCTGAAGTTCCAGTCAATCACACGGTCGATCATGGGCTTGAATACCTTGCGGTCGATTGTAAGCACAACCTTTTTGATCCCCTTGGTGGCATTCGACATCAGCATAGACAGTCCACCAAATGTCCGTCCGGCACCAGCAACCTTCTCGTTGCCATACGTGTAAGCCGGTATTCCGGATATGTCATCCGCCGACTTGGTGAAGTAGCCCAAGACCTCCAGAAGCTCCCGCGCAATACTGCGAGGTTGTAGGAAGTCAAGCGGCGGCGCCGTAGAGGTTTGCTTATTTGTAAACTGCCAGACCTTGAACGGATAAATAGAAGTGACCCTCTCACCTTGAGCAAGCCGGCCGACATCAGAGAATATGGCTTGCGGTCCAGAGGCAATAGCCAGATTATTAACCAAAGCGCGCGCCGTAGCGTTGGCGGTGTCCTGGACGTCCTTCAAAACTTCAGGCAGCCCCTTGTACCAGAACGACCCTGAGATATGGCCAAAGCCGGCTTTGCTATAAGGCTTCCGGCCCAACAGGTCGGGTTCGTACCCTTTGTAAATTATCTGGTCTCCAACCAAAAGCACAACCACCTGAAACTGTGACAGCGGGTCTACTTCCTTCTTGGTCAAACCGTAGGTCATGCACTGAGAGCCACTCATGCTGAGATGCGCTTCGTACCCCTCGACAGTAGACTTGTGAATTAAATTTGTGTTAGCGGTGTTATCATCCTCGTCGCCGGTGTCCCGTAAGTCTTCGAGTTCCTGATCCAAGTTCGTAGACAGCAACGTCGGCACCGAACCAAAGTTTATGAGCACCGAGTCAATCGCAGTGCTATCGTAGCCTTTGAAACCTTTCATCTTCTGCAGGTCGGCTTTGAAAAATTTGACCCGTTCAATGAAGTCTCCCTCGAAGTCTACAGTGGCGGGGTCGGGATACGCATTGAACGGGTCTACTCGTTCAAAGATAGGCTGGACTTCTTTTTGCAGCTTTAAGTCGGGTACCCCGGTGGTGGGGTCAATGTCCCACCGCTTCCTGGTTAGGGTTTGCAGAACCGGACCCTTCAGGATTCCAGCTTTCATGGAAACCAGGTCGGAAACAAAGTCTTCGAAGATCTCCCACAGGTGGCCTTCAAGGAACTGGTCATTGACCCGCTCCTCCAGGTTGCTTGCTTTTTCAATCGCTATCTGCCTAATTCGTTGGTCGGCCGCAGTCCGCATCTCCTTCTGGATGCTCGCAATCTCGTCTGGCTTGAGCTCAACGCCCTCTTGCTGGGCTTGAGCCAGCCTACGCTGTGCGATGTCTTGTACCCCCATCATGGCTTGCTGTACGTCATACATCGACACCGATGGCTCTGGAGTAGGCCTTAGGCCCCAGGGTTTGTCCTCTTCATTGCTAAAGATTTCCAGCAACCAGGCTACCGCGGCACGGTGCTTGAGTTCGGTGACTCCAATAAAAACTTCACTACCGCCAACGGAACCTTGGATGGCGTCCAACTTCGCTTGGGAGTATTCAGAATTGATTCGCCGCAAGTTGTCCAGCATTTGGTCTTCGACACCAGACTCTCGACGGTTACGCTCAAACTCGGAGAACTTGTCCTTGACGTAAGCCGCCAGGGACATGTCTTCGATCTCAACCACAGCATCTTTTTGAACCGCCGCCTTGCGGGCTTCGTACAATCGTTCTGATGTAGCCTCCGCGGACTGGATGCCGGCAAAGTCAAACCTAGTTCCCATACATGGTCCCCTCGTGTCACGGTTACGATGCAAATCACATCTTGTTCTGTAGCTTATATTGTGGCATGGCCGCGTTAAGAAGTCAACAACTATTTTCAGAACCTGGGATTAAGTCCAACCAGAGGCGCTTAGTTTGTCAACAGGAAGTATGGGCTGATCCATGCCAAATATGTCAGCCCCGGTGTCCGAGTCGCCGGTTATTGAGGCGGTACGGGCCAGGAGACAGAGGTACTGCAAGGCGTCGTGAGGATGTGACCATTCATTTTTCTCCGGGCTGGCCTGGAACCGGTCAGAGCTTCCCGTCTTAATCTTTGCATACTGATACTTCCCCTGGAAGCCCTTGCGCAGCATGTCGGATTTATTGTCCAACTCAAAACCGGCAGCACCATCCACCATCCGGGTCAAGAAATAAACAACCGCCTCCCGGCGTGCTATGAAGCTGTTTGTCGGCGCCGGGTCGGTCGGAATGCCCTCGGCATGCAGGATTTGCATGCAAGTCACTTCGTCAGTCTGCGACCTGGCGGTACCCGCGGGGTCACCGCAGCTAAGCAGCCGCATCCCAGCATAACTATTCAACAACAGCGGCCTGACTACCTCCCGAATGAACCTGGTGATGCCCATGTCCTCGCTGCAGCGCTCGTCAAGTATCCTAAGCTTGCCTTGCGGCGTTAGTTGGCCAAAGATACAGGCCGGAGTCAAACCAAAATCCCAGCCTAAGAGCAGCGGGAGCCCTCGATACGGTGCCAATGGGGCTCCAGTGCAGTGCAAAGAGTCCGTATATTCCGGGTAAACCGGTCTCCCGGTCATTAAAGTCCCATATTCGCCGGCAACGAAGACCTTAACCCAGGCATCCAGCTTACCGGGGATCATTCGTTCCCAATACTCAAACTCCTCGTCATAAAATCTAACGTAATCGGCAGCCGGATACCTGGGATCCTGGCCGCGATTAGGCTTGTAGACTATCTTTGTGGCCGAGATTCCGAGTTTCTTCTCGACATCGTCACACTTGACGACCGTAGGGATCATCGCCGGCGGGTACCGAAAGAACTCAAAGCCTTCTGGCCTCTCAATTTCAGCTAATCTGTAGTACCAATGGTCGTCTGACGGAGGGTTGGTATCCATAATGATGCCCTTCCACAGCGAGCCACCCCACAATTTGCCGGGGAACCTAAGTCTCGTGGTGGAAATGTCAAAAATTGACTTGCGGATCTCCGACACCTCGTTCAAAAAGATCCCGGTCAGTTCCAAAGATTTCATCTTATGGACGTCATCATCCCGATCGAGAGCTAAAAACAAGATTTCAAGCTCTACCTTGGTGCCATCCTGAAGCTTAATATTAAGTCTCCCGGTGATCGGAGGGGACCTGGAGATAGGGCACAAGGCTTCCGGGACCCATTCCTGCCAGGTTTTCATGGTTGTGCTGATAAGTTCGGAGTATGTGTTCCGAACAAAGGCCCAGCGCGACCGGCGGACCCCGTTGAAAATGCGCTGTTCGCAGGCCCTACTCAAGACTTCCATGCAACAAGTGACCGTCTTACCGGTGCCAACCGGACCCATTATACCGCGGTAGGTCGCCGAGCTGGCATGGAATTGTTTTGCCACAAAGGCTGGGTCATAGTCAGGAAATTTAATCTCATGTAGAGCCTGCGATAACTGCGCCATTTTTAATCCCTTTCGTCAACCGTCACCTTTACCGAAGTGACTTGCTCGGCTTTGATCGTAGCGTGTCTCACAATAACCTGAAACTCAGCGCCCGGGAACTGGGTAGCCAGGTCCCTAGCATTCCGGACAGCCTGGTCACGAAGCGTATAAGTCTGCAAGGTTCCGTCTTCCCCGGCAAGGTTAATCCAGCACAGAACGACAACATCATTCGGATTTGTTACCGAGATCCCCTGCTGTACCAGATACAGCTGGGAGGGCTTTCGCCTTCGCTTTGGCTCTTCGCTTACTTCTGGCGACTTGTCGCTTTTTTCGCTTTTCGGCGTCGCTGAGCACTGGAGCGGGGGCAGGTTCAAATTCGGGAGGTCTACTGAAGAGACAGGCTCCTTGAAGGGGGTTACCGGTTTGGACTTTGCTGCTGAATCTTTCACCTGCTTCGCGATTCCCGCCGCCGTTTTCGCCAGTGCACATTGGATCCTCGCTGCCTCCTGCAATGGGGTTTCCTTCGGGGTCTCCGATGCGTCTAGCTCCTGCTGCTTGGTTTCCGTCGGTGAAGGTATCCGGGAGTCCTGCGGTATCTTCTGATTCTGCTTCGGTGTAGGGTTCAAGTCCATCGGTCTTCCTTTCGGTTATTTCTTTTGGGTCTCGCACAATGTTCATATTCAAATTCAAAACTACTCCCTCGCCCTGGATGTTTGACAAGGACTGCCGGTCGTATTTGTCCGGGTTGTTGGCTTTGAGCTGCAAGGCCAGCAAAGAGTCAGAGTATTCCCTGATATGGCCAACTGTTTTTCCGCGCCAGAACACAGGCTTCTCGACGCCTTCAACCGCGCGCCGGTCGGCTTCATCCTGCCTCACAAGAATCCAGTATTGCTTCTGGGCTTCTTCACATTCAAGATAAAAATCCCACAGAGGTCTGCAGCGCCGGTAGATTTGGTAGAACTGCATCCAGGTCATGCCGGCGGCTTCGAGAGCGTGCCGGTGACGTAACCCGGAGGCCAGGCCTTTCAGAAAAATTATGATGGCAGCGTGGTGTGGTTTTATTGTGGGGAACTCTTTGATCGAAGGATGATCAAGGATACTGAAGTCTAGGATGCTTTCCACTTCAGGGTTCGGCGGAATTTTTTCCACACCGCTCCGGGTGCTGCGCTGCTTTGGTTTTGTTACTTTCATGTGGTGTAAAGGTAGCACTCTAAAGTTCAAAAGTCAAATAAAAAATAAAAAATATTTTGGAGAGCCCTCGTGTGCGGGTGCGAGGCTGAAAAATTTTATAGGAGTCTCGGCATCTTGGGATCTAGGCGTCTAGGCGTCTAGGTTACCGGGTGTGCAATTCACAAGTGACAAGGGGGTATATATAACAGCCCCAACCCCCATCAAGCCAATGTCCGGTATACCCCCCTAGCCACTCCTACCCAGATACAAGGCCTCCGTTTTCCAAAGCAGCCGTGTCACGAGCCATCATTGTCACCAGGCCACCGTGGTAGCTCGTGCATATATTGACCATTGTGCGCCGAACAGAGGGACTGCAGGCTAGACGGATGCTAGCCGCATATCCCGCTCACAAGGACTGACTAATGCTCAGGACTAGTGAGCGCCTGTTCGTAAATGCACAGCCCCTGCTTAGTGTTACTCAGCTGCCACTTATGTGGTATCTAAGTAGGGGTTTTTTCCGTTAAGCTTGGTTCCTGTGTTGTGTACAACGTACATACACAGCTTCACGGTATCTAAGCAGATCTTTTTAAGCTTCCCCTTACCCAGTTCTCGGGCCACTTGTGGTATTACGGTCTCTTTTAAGCTTCCCCTTACCCAGTTCTCGGGCCACTTGTGGTATTACGGTCTGGTATTCAGAGTCACCCAGTTACTAGTCAACAGCTTACGACTATCTAGGGTTCTGGGGATCTCGGTTGCCAAGTGGGCGAGGGAGAGGATAACATCAATCTTTCAGTTCTCGTGTGTACGTTATGTGTTTTGTTTTACTCAGTTGATCGTGCATACGTTGTTATTTGTGCGCTTTGCACGGAAGGGTCATTCTGATCCAGCCGGGAGCTAGAGCGCTAACCTAAAGAGGAGTACTATGAAAATAGTTAAGCTTATAAAGATATGCAAACCATTCGAATCCAAAGCCGGCAACGTCATGGTTCCCACCTACGTTCAAAATACAAACGGAGAGATTGAATCCTCCAACATCTGCATCGGCGAGGCTGTAGACAGTCCGTCCGACGTCTTCATCGATATCTGGGGCACCGGAAGCCCCAAAGAAGTCCTGACCGCCTTCATCGGCAAAGAGATGGAGGCAGAAACCATCTCCGAAACGGTCAACACCCCGGGTGAAAAGCCCAAGACCAAAAAGTATATTAACCTCAGACCAGTAAGATCCAGCTGGGAATAAGAATCAAGCCCACTCAGTTACTGTACAAACGGTAACTGAGTGGGACTTCTTATAAGGTACCTTCTATCTTATAAAAAACAACCAACTTCAATATCAAAACTATCCCCAGATCAACCGGAGAGAGGATAACCAAGTAACCTTGACAATTAGGAGTAGAACATGAAAATACCAGACACATCAACAAAAGCATTACAAGCCAACGCAACACGTAGGGCAAAATTCCACAAAGATAAACACGAAGCTTATATACGCGCCAACCCAACACCAACACCAAACAAATTCACCAAAAACAACTCTAAAGCTCCATAAGACTTGACTCTGAGACAAGAGTGCTTATAGAGTCAAGCGGAGCCACGGAAAATCAAGCCCACTCAGTTACTGTGCAAACGGTAACTGAGTGGGACTTCTTATATAGTACCATCTAACTAGGAGTAGAAGATGAAAATCACGATTGAAATAATGGGGGGCAAGAACATAGAGGGCAAAGCTTCCTGCTTCGCTGAGTTTGTTCAAAGACATAAATTTGAACTATCGAACGCAAATCTAAAACACACTGACTTGTCCGGTGCTAAACTGACCTACGCGAATCTGAGGCACGCTGACCTGTCAGGCGCTGACCTGAGAGACGCGGATCTGTTAAACGCAGATCTGTCAAGTACCAAACTGAAAGGCACTAATCTGGCAGGCGCCGACCTGTCAGACGCTAACATGAAACACGCCGACCTAAGAGGCGCAGATCTCGACTATGCATCAATGTTCACACTAAAGTGCGAGTCATTCGGCGCAACGCTGGACAAACGGCAAATGGCCCAACAGGCCTATCACTTTTGCCGTCACAAATGTGACGACCCAGAAGTCAGGGCAGCTCAAGAAGCCCTGATACCATTAGCGAATCAATTCCATCACGTAGATAAGTGCGGCAAAGTAACAACACACCCAGTCACCACAGCCTAAGAATCAACCCCCACTCAGTTACTGTACAAACGGTAACTGAGTGGGACTTCTTATAAGGTACCTTCGAGAACAAGTAAGATATATTGATATTAGTTTTTTTTCACTTTTCACGAGAAATTCAAGCCCGACTAGTCAATCTGCTTGACCTAGACAATTTGCCCATAACGGAAACATGTTTGACACCAGTAAGACCACGCTTGGGGAACTCTCGGGGTGTAACGTCTTAAACTCATGTACAAACACTGTGGTTCGACTCCATAGGTGGGCACCAATTTTGATACTCCCAATAGAAAGGTGCGATGGTTGAAGGCCTTACAATGTGCAGGGGCAAGCTGACCTAACACACCTTCTTTGCCGTTCAATTAGCTGTTGATCGACAATGCATTTGCCGGTGCAATTCCGGCAGGGAGCACCAAGCTAACAATCAAAGAACACCGAAGTGTAGCTCAAAGGTAGAGCAGCCACTACAGTGGTGTGTTATGGGTTCGATTCCCAGCCCAAAAGTGTTCTTAGACCAAGGTGATAGACGATTGCGGCAGGCAGCAACAAAGTGTGCGAACCTACCGTAAAACGGAACAAGCCGACGGGCATGTGAAATCCACCTATAGTTTCAATCTATTGACCATAGAATGCTACTGTATAACTCAGCGATAGAGCAGCCGCGGAATAGCGGAAGACTGTGGGTTCAACTCCCACCTACATAAGATGTTCAAAGGTCAAGTAAGGTGATAGACCAATACAGACAGTAAGGAGACCGCTCCCAAGCTGTACGTATAAGGGAACACGCCAGCAAACATGTGAAATCCACCTTAACTTTGCAAACCCCACCAGCACCCAACCTATATGTGTCCCGAATTGCTGACCCGCCCGACAGACTCTTAGTAATATGTGAGAGTCATCATATGAACAGACAGGAAGTCAATGCGACTGACTCAAGCAAAAGGCAGGCTTCATGGTTGGACTCCATGAGCGGGACACGTACTTTAACAAAGGGACCTAGCGACCCGGAATCCAGGACACCAAGATACCAAGAGCCGGACAACCGCCAGGTCTAAACTCGTCATGGCTGGAAATGTACTACTCCTACTCCGATACTACATTCTCCAGCCATGACCCAATTTAGTCAAAATCCCACCCTCGGAAAAACCCACCCTCCCTAAAAAAGGGTGGGATCTGTAAGTCGTTGACTATCAACACATCGACTTTCAAATAAACCCACCCTTTTCGACCTAAAAAGAGGGTGGGTTTACACAACCAGCTTGCATACAACCACTTACAATTCCCAATCCCACCCTACCCACCCGTTTGACCCTATAAAGTATCGGGAGGCTGTAAAATCACCCTAAATACATATTCTACACACTTATATAGTATATAGTATTAAGAGGGTGGGATTACAATCAGGAATATTTGAATACCAACGACTTACGAAAACCCCTCACAGAACCCAAAAAATAAAGGGTGGGTAAGTCAGATTTTTAGTCCTTGAATACCAACACTTTACCAATCCCACCCTCTATTTTGAAAAACACCAAAGGGTGGGATTTCGGAGAGGGTGGGATTTTAACCCTGAAATCAAAACGGCCTAGAAACAAACGAGAACAACTAATATGTACAAAATAAAATTAAAAGATATGAAAGTCCCAGCCTACATTTGGACTGAAGACGGAGCCATGGAGGCTGGAACTCTTAGACAGATACAAAACCTAAGCATGCTGCGGTCAGCCTTCCACCACATAGTTCTTTGTCCAGATGGACACCAAGGCTACGGGATGCCCATTGGTGGTGTCCTAGCCACAAAGGGGACAATCATACCTAATGCAGTCGGAGTAGACATTGGCTGCGGCATGTGCGCAGTCAAAACGTCACTCACTGACATCTCCCGATCTGACCTGGAATCAATTAAAGCTAAAATCAGACTCAAAGTGCCGGTTGGATTCCACCACCACGAGCTGAGAACAATGTGGTCAGGATTCAAATTGGCCCCAACGAGCAGTCCGATAGTTCAACAAGAACTACAGGCCTCTCATTACCAGCTGGGAACCCTGGGTGGCGGAAACCACTTCATGGAGATCCAGCAAGACCAGGCAGACGGCCGTATTTGGCTGATGCTGCACTCCGGGTCTCGTAATTTTGGCTTGAAAATAGCCAAATACTACAACACCATCGCAAAAAAAGCCTGTGATATGTGGGACTCAGACATACCAAACACAGACCTAGCCTTTCTCCCACTCGATTCTGAAGAAGGTATTGAGTACATAAATGCGATGGAATATGCATTGAAATTTGCTAAGGAATCAAGGAGACGGATGATGTTTAGTATGATAAACACTTTGAAGTGGTACTATCATGTTGAGCACAAGATTAAAGATCTGGTTGAGTGCGACACAATAATCGACGTCCATCACAATTACGCCCGAATGGAAAATCATTTTGGACACAACGTGATGGTACACCGAAAGGGAGCCATATCAGCGCGTAAAGGCGAAACAGGCATCATACCAGGATCCCAGGGAACACTGTCGTACATCGTCGAGGGACTTGGCAACCCGGACTCTTTCATGTCCTGTAGCCATGGCGCCGGCAGACGGATGAGCAGAACCCAAGCACGAAAAGAGTTGGACTTCGTCGCCGAAGTAGCTAAACTCGAGGAGACTGGTACTGCCCACTGCCTTAAACACCCAAAGCAGCTCGACGAAGCACCGGGAGCTTACAAGGACATCGAAGATGTCATGGCAAACCAGAGTGACCTTGTCAAAATAGTAGCAGCCTTGAAACCACTGGCCACGATAAAAAGTGGACCTGAATAGGAGTAAAAACATGGAGTTAACGTTCGTAAAAAGCGAGCATAGTACCCTAAGTATCGCCGTAGTCGACGACCGTGCAATCGCCGCAACTAAACACGTGGCGGAAATAAATAGCACGTCAGCGACCTTTTATTCTGGTGACGGATGTATCCAAGTATACTTTGATAACCAATTAGTCGTGGAAGTAGTTAAATATGATGGCTACAACCCAAGAGTAACCAGAACAGTAGTCGTACCTAAAAAGGAGTAAAAATGGAACTCACAGTAGGAGCAAGCAAGCAAATGAAAAGATGTGACGGATGCCGGTTCTGGTCGGACCTTGTTTTCAAGGCCTCTGTTCACGAACCGGCCATGGCAATGTGCCAGAACCAATTCTCCAAAAGGCACAACAGTATGACGTCAGACGTCGACACGTGCAAAAAGTGGAGACCAACAATACCAAGGAGAGTATACCCGTGAGAGACAACAACTGGAGGGATGACACGAAAAGAACCCGGTATATCCAGAGACAAATAGTCCAGGTGACCTGGTCACTTGGGGTCCTGACAGTCCTAATCTGGGGACTGCGAGTCCTTTGCAGAGGGTGAGGAGTAAAATGAGGATAAAAGAAATATTAGACCAACATCGTCGGGATTTTATAGCGACAATGGTGTGTGAACACTGCGGTCACGAACAAGTCTTGGATAGCGGGTACGACGACACAAATTTTCACGAGAACGTCATACCCGAGCTTACCTGTGGGGAGTGTGGCCGAACGGCAGGACCTAATTACCAACCACAGGCAACCAAATATGCGGCACACCAAGTCGTATAAGAGAGTAAAATGAATTACGAAAGAATCAACGACACAATCGAAGACATAATAATTGGGATCTATAGGTTCAGACACGGGTTTTTCTTGACCTCAGTCGTACTTATACTCTTACTAGTGTTTGACCAAATTGAAATCCACCCATTTTTAGTGATACTCCCGGTGTCGATACCATTCCTTATCATACTCATACTGGTGGGCATTCACTACGTAGTTAGGAAACTCTAATGGATTACGAAAGGATTGAAGATTTGGCCATAGGCATAGTGTGGGTGGTAGACAAGTATCGGCTAGTATCCAAAACCACAGGACCTAAGGAACAAAAATAAAATGAATGAACAAACCCTAATTGTAATCGCGGCCGTAGCAGTGTTAGTAGGCTTACTACTGTTTGAAATATGTTACCGGCTCATAACATAAGAGGAACGAAATGCTCACACTGAAACATTTAGCCGACAAGGGCTTCCGAGTCCGTAACCCCGAAACGTTAGCAGAATTAAACCTGACACTGCGGCTCGCCAAAGCTGCGTCACTTGAGGAACTCGATAATCTGGGAACCCAATGGTTCCTGGACGCAAAAGAGATGCTCATTGCCAAGAAGTATCTCAACCCGGAAAGGGGGGCGACATGCGGTAAACCCTAAAATACTATGCTGATTACTTAAAGAGAAGTGAGAAGAAATCTTAGAACCCAAACAAAAAAAAGGAATACATTATGATAGTAGTGAACTTTGGCTTGAAGAGTATCTCCACCGAGAAGACAATGTCTGGCAGCGAATTGCTTGCAGACCCGAACTTTAAGGCGGTACTCGGTTACGGCGACAACATTGAGATCTTTCAGGACGGCGTCCTGATACCGAACAGTGCTCAACTCGTGGATGGTGCCACGTATGCCCTCAACACCAAGTCCTGCGCCAAGGGAAAATAATCTCCTAGACCCGTAGAACAGCAACGCACAACTAAAGGGCTGCCTGGATTCCCGTCACAGGGTTTCCGGGCAGCCTTTTTTTTTCATCTAAACACAATTTAAGGAGTAATATGATACCGAAACAAAGTTATCTTATCACAGATCAGGGGGCATACAAGATGACCTCAGAGAGGGTAGATATCCCCAACAACATGATCCTACAAGAGCTAGGACTGGCTGGAACAATAGTGCCTTGTGCCGATATCTGGGTCAGTTATGCATCTAAAACCAAAGAGACTATATTCAGCACAAAGTTACCAAAACTGACTATATCGGGTGACTTTGAGCTACTGGAGTCAACACCAGAGCACCAAAAAGTGAGGTTCCAGTTTATGTTGAGCCCGGATAATCCAACCTTCACGGGTCAGATTGAATTTATACCGCCACCCTGGACGACGTTACTTGCGTACTGGGCGCGCGGAACCCATGACTTTCACTTATCGCTCGTAACGCGGACCACGGACGGAGTAAATATCAAAATCCCACCACTGCCAAACATGTATGAAGACTCAAAGATGTGTCTGGGCGACGCTAGGTTTGACATGAGCATGGGGATTGACTCTATCAAGGACATAATCGACACTGTGTTAAACGAAAGTGCGTGGAACCAAGATCTCAACCTCAGAGGCACACTGTCTCAGACAGAGATGGCTAATCGGTGGCTCACAGCGACGATACGAAACACAGAAACCCCGTCGATACCCACATTCGGGGTACCACGTGAAGTATCGAATTCGACTTTGCTCACAGCCTCAAACACGCTGGTAACCCAAATGCTTAACTGTGAGCATCCGTTGCTCGTAGACCCGAACAATACGATATAAGAGGACCAAATTATGAGATCAGTTCAAAACCCAAGCCCCTTAAAGCCTGGAGAGTTCCAAAGACTAATGCTGTACGTGGTACGGTTTGCGTTTCAAGAGTGTGGAGTTGCTTTCCCGGGAGCCCGGACACTTCTCTACATAGACATGTCAAGGCCAGAAGGCCAGAGCAAGTTTCGGCCCGTATTTGTGGGTCTGCATAGAACGTTTTTCAATACGCTGCTGCCTTACTTTTCAGACAACTCGGGGGGAACCAATACTGAAGAAGTGAGGTTACAAGCGTACCTTGCGGGAGTGTTCGAGCGAGATGCGGACGACGCGATCACAAGTTACGAATCTAATTTGCTTAACACCTTGCTTGCTCAAAGCTTGTCAAAGCTCGACCAGTTCTTCGAAGCCATTCAGATGAGTCCCATAAACCCGTTATTTGAGCAGCTGATCTACTGTCCTCTGGCACCAGCAGACCCAGTACCAGTACCGGAAGAGCCGATACCAGTTCCTAACTGGGATGTACCGACACCGGCACCGACACTAGAGCACCCAGGGCTGAGCCCAGCAGAAGTACAACGTGTTATTGTGATGATACACGACGGAAGTGAGCGAGAGTCCATAATAGCTGAGATGTCTCGAACCTCGTGGGAAACGCCAGCTGGTATAAGCGAGCAAGTAGACCTATTAATTAGGCAGACAGACACAAATGTACCACACACAAGACTAGACGCAGCCGACCAAAATTATGTTCTGGAATCGTTCCGGGGAGGTATCGAGCGGGCCAGTATAGCGGAATCTGTAATCGCGGCCACTGGTGGAGATCCAGTCTTGATACATACGCAAATAACAGCGCTGCTTGAGGCAGAAATAATGGCAGAGGCTGTTGCTGCTGTTGCTGCTGATGCTGTTGCTTTTTAGGAACAAGTAATAGCCCGACAAGCTGTGCCACGTCCCGTGACTGGAAGAGTAGATTTTAACGGTCTGGAACAGACAGCGGCCGCCACAATGGCTACAGATGACCCAGAACAGTACCCCGTAGAGCCGCTTGCGGGAGCCACACTGACACAAGATCAAGACAACGACGAATACATAGCAACCGGAGACTAAAGAAAAATGATTCATATAATGGGCATCGGAGGGACGGGGTCATACCTCGTCCCTTGTATAGTAAAGACAGTTGCATACACACCGCAGCTGAAGGAGCATACCATATGTCTCTATGACGGAGATAACCTGGAAGCCCGTAACCTAGAACGCCAGAACTTTGGGACCCGTAACATTAAGCTTAATAAAGCAAAGGCAATGTTTAGAAACATCTCAAGATCTAGTAACAAAATAGAATCCGAACAGCTGATTTTTCTTCCAATCTATTTCACCCCACAAGTAAAGTTACTGACAGACGAGACAAACATCTTAATCTGTTGTGCAGACAACCATACGGCTAGACTGGCTTGCCTTACGCAGTGTGACGAGAACGAACAGTGCGAAGCAATCATAGCCGGCAACTCAACCGAAACTGCGGAAGCCTACCACTACAGCAAAACGTACCGCGGTCACCCTACTCTGGATCCAAGGATACTCACTCCAGAGATCTTACTTCCAGACCCACACGACCCCACACATCAGTGTGACAGCGCGGAAGCTTTAGAGGTGACTCCACAGCTAGCCCATATCAACATGACCGCGGCTACGCTCATCCTGAAGCTATTGTGGCTTCATTTTGTGCTTAAACCAGAAATAACAGACCCGGAAGCGTTGGTATCTTTGCCAACCAGACTAACAGTAACGCCGTATTCGGCATAAAGGAGATGAGGTATGAGCAGAAAGCGAGGGATGATGAAAAACACGATAGAAAAAAGCGCGGGCAAGAACATAGAGGGCGAAGCTAAAAGCTTTGTCGAATTTGTAGTGCATAACAAGTCTAATCTGACAGACGCTGATCTGACATACGCTGATCTGACATGCGCTGATCTGACATGCGCTGATCTGACAGACGCTAATCTGACAGGCGCTAATCTGACAGGCGCTAAGCTGACAGACGCTGATCTGACATGCGCTAATCTGACAGACGCTGATCTGACAGGCGCTGATCTGACAGACGCTGATCTGACAGGCGCTAAGCTGACATACGCTGATCTGACATACGCTAATCTGACATGCGCTAATCTGACAGGCGCTGATCTGACAGGCGCTAAGCTGACATACGCTAAGCTGACAGACGCTGATCTGACATGCGCTAATCTGACAGGCACTGATCTGACATGCGCTGATCTGACATGCGCTAAGCTGACAGACGCTGATCTGACATGCGCTGATCTGACATACGCTAATCTGACAGACGCTAAGCTGACAGACGCTGATCTGACAGACGCTAAGCTGACATACGCTAATCTGACAGGCGCTGATCTGACAGGCGCTAAGCTGACAGGCGCTGATCTGGATTACGCAACGATATTCACGCTGAGATGCGCGTCATTCGGCGCAACGCTGGATAAAAAACAGGTGGCCCAACAGGCCTATCATTTCTGCCGTCACAGATGTGACGACCCGGAAGTCAGGGCGGCTCAAGTAGCCTTGATGCCACTGGCGAATCAATTCCATCGGGTACAGGAGTGCGGAGAATTAACAGCTGATGGGCAGGGTTGATTTACGGGAGGAAGTAATCCAGGTAACCAAGATACGAGAACAAATTGTAATAGACTGGCAACGGTCAGTTCAGATACGTCAGAACTCAGAAGCTTTGAGTCTGAATTTAATATTGCGCTAGAAGCAATCAACAGAGAGAGAGAGGGATGAGAGAAACATGGACACACCAATAGTGATATTAAACGCAATTAAGAACCAGTTCGAGTCACCAATAACCAAAGCGGTTGTCTACCATTTCTGCAGCGGAAGGCTCCCGGAATCCTGGGATACGCCAGAGCAGGTACTGGCGTTCGTTATAGGCTACACACCGCAGCAACCAACACCAACGCGGGTGCAAGACGCTCCAGAAGCCCCACCGATACGCCCTAATGTTCCCGAAGAACCTTTGTTCTATTTCACCGGGACACGACGTGAGTATGAAACCGCCTGGCAGAAAGTTGGACGTATAACGGACTACGTATACCGCATACCTGTTTTTGCTGATGATATAGAACACGGAACCATCTATGAAGATCTCAGAGATACTAAGTTAGAGTATGTTACTGACTACCTACACGACGGTGACTCTGAGGACGGCTGGACGACTGACAGCTACGGAGATACAGAAAACTATGAGACTGTCGATATCGAAGAGGAGGAGACCGGCAACTCCGAGACTGCATATGATGACGCGTGGGATGAACTTTTTCCAGACGACGATGATGACTAAACCCAAACAAACCCAAACAAACCTAAGGAAATAAATGAAAGTATTCAGCTACAAAGACAAACTGTTCACGGACATCCCGGAAACCGATACGAACTTTTCCGGACACTGCCCAGTAAACTCAGTGTTACCGGCGGAAACACCGGAACTGGCATGGCGAGGGCCTAAGATAGCCTTGGAAACCTTTGACTTAGCGGCGAGCTTCTTGCTCTGGTCTCAAGAAGAAACGAAGAACGAGGCTCAGGTGCGGTTGTACTTAGGCCCGGACAATGTCTGGGCGGTAGAGGTCTTGCCACAACACTCATCCGGGATGTCCACGGACGAGCTCGACACCAAAGAGCGGGAGGAGATTGTCGGCCAAGCACTCAAGGCTGGATTCAAGCACGCAGGGTCTATTCACCATCACTGCACGATGTCTGCATTCCAGAGTGGGACAGACAAAAACGACGAAGAGGTTAACCACGGGGTTCACATAACGTTAGGTAAGATGGACGATAAGACACTTGACTCTCACGCTCGAGTCTGCTATAACGGCTTCTGTGTTACGGTTCAGTTAGTGTCTTTGATTGACTTCCCACCGAAGTTTGTCGACGTCCTTGCAGAGCTGTCATCGAGCGTAGCTATGACGCTGCTGCCGCTGTGGTTGCTCAACGCAGCCAGGATCAAGGCGACCGAGTTCCCGTATACCTGGAAGGAAAGGATCAAGAAGGTTTCAGCCAACGTTACGGGGTTCTCGTACGGTTACCGCGGAGGCGCTGTTGATGACGATACCGTTGGAAGCTCAACGTATGAGGACTGGAAGGAAGCTGCCGATGCTAAGGCTGCTAGAGCCGGTTGGAATCGTGCCGCGATAACGCCTAGCGAGTATAAGAGACTTGAGTGGAAGAAGTTGTTCCTCGACACGTTCCAACTCCCAATCGAAAACGAGGATACTCAGGCAGTTATGATTGAGCTGTTTACCCAGACTCTGCCAGTATCAGAACCATGTTTCGTGGTCGACTACTCTGACGCAGCACAGGTGCTAGCCAACATGGCCGCTATGATAATTGACATGAGTGCCTGGGTTGACGACGCTACGGAAGCATTAGAGACTGAAATGGAAGCGGCGGTAGCCATACGGGAAACGGAAGCCGCGGATAAAGAAGCAGCTGCCGACGAAGTAGCAGCCGCTATGGCCGGTCACACAAACTAAGAGGAGCAAAATGGAAGTATATATTTCAGAATTGATTGGTAAAACCGTAACAAGTATCATTCGAGACGATGGCGACGAATACCTCTTATTTAAGTGCAGTGATGGCTCTGAATATAAGATGTTTCATAACCAAGACTGTAGTGAATGCGTCAACATAGAAGATATAACTGGCGACCTGGACGACTTGGTGGACTCACCCATAATACGAGTGGAGGAGTCAACTAACTCCCCGAAAGATACTGACGGTGGGGACTCTGGGACCTGGACGTTCTACAAACTGGCGACAAACCAGGGTTGGGTAGACATCCGTTGGTACGGATCCTCAAACGGATACTATTCAGAGTCAGTTAGCTTCGAGCAGATAAAGTAAGGAGAAAACAATGTTAACCCCATGGCAAGAAGAGGCATCAGACCATCTGACGTCAGTCTTAAAGGCTCAGATGTGTGCTATTGACCTCAGCGATACCGGGGTTGGGAAGACTTATACTGCGGCGGGTACACTACTAAAGCTCGGCAGCCCCGAGTTTCTGGTAGTGTGCCCGAAGGCAGTCATCCCATCATGGCAGCGGGTGCTGGAGGAGTACAAACTCCAGCCCCTGGGTGTCCTGAACCCTGAAGCCCTGAAGACAGGGAAACGCAAGTTTGCGACGCGAACTACGATCCGGTCTGGATTCACGAGAGCAGACGGAAAGAAGGTCAAGCCTACATACCGTTGGGGATGGCAGATGCCAAAAGGCTCCTTTGTTATCTTTGACGAGGCACATAGATTTAGTGGAGAGAAAACCCACGCGTGCAAACTGATGGCTGCCACACGTGCCTACAGCCTGAAAACACTCTGTTTGTCAGCTACCATAGCGACAAGCCCTATGAAGATGAGAGCCCTTGGCTACCTGCTCGGACTCCACGGCTTCAATAACTTTTATGACTGGTGTCTACAGAATGGGTGTTATCGTAACATGGCCTGGGGAGGCATCAGCTTTTTAGCCCCGCCACAATGTAACCCGTTCCTTGAAAACCTGCACGCTCAGATACTACCTCAATCGGGAGTACGGCTACGTGTTAGCACGATACCAGGGTTCCCTAAGAACGAGGTGAGTGTCGAAGCTTATGACCTTGGCAGTTCAGCGACAAAGGAAATCAATGACGTCTACACCGAGATGCTTGTTAAAATCGAGGAAGACAAAGAGCTCAATCCGTTGGTCAGGCTCCTTCGTCTAAGGCAAGCCGTTGAGAAGGCCAAGCTTGAGTTCTTCTACAGCACATGTGTTGACTTGAACGCAGAGCATAAAGCGGTTGTCATCTTTCTAAGCTTCCGGGAATCCGTGTGGTTCTTAATGGGAAGACTCGATGCAGCCGGGTACAATCCAGCCGTAATCGTAGGCCAGCAGTCTCCTAGTGACCGGCAGCAATCGATTGATGACTTCCAGGCCAACCGGAAGCATATAGTCATTGCGACATCAGGCTCCGGCGGGGCGGGTATAAGCCTACACGACCTGACAGGACTCTGGCCTAGGGTGAGCCTCATCAACCCGCAGTACAGCGCGGTAGAGCTGAAGCAGACCTTAGGTAGAATCCATAGACAAGGAGCTATGTCTCCTGCTGTTCAGAAAATTATATTTGCAGCCAAGACGGTTGAAGAGCAGGCTTGCAAAGCAGTCCAACGAAAACTAAACAACCTGGCGCTACTCCAAGACGGAGACCTGGTTGCCGGGATACTATGATAGGAATGCAAAATGAACATATTCAAAATTAGATGTCTATCTAGGTGCCAAAGCTACTTTGGCAGTTACCTGCAGTCCCTCACGATTATTGCCGCGACAAAAGAAGAAGCCTTAGTTGAAGCCAGACGTTACATGCGCGTAACGGGAACGCGGTTCATCTATGACGAAGCCGAGTGGACGGTAGACATAATCCAACGGGGGCTTGACTCTGGTGTCATTGATCACCATGAAGCCCCGGACTATTGAAAGGAGCCAAAAATGACAGATAAAGAAAAACTAGCCGCCTTACTAACTGAGTTCGGGGTTGAGTTTGAAGAGGACGAGGATTCGATACTGTGTAGAGATAAGTCAAAACACATCTTCGGGCGACGCGGATTCTTTACAAGCTTTGAGTTCACCACCGACGGAGCTTTTAGACTACTGGGAGTCTGGGGATGAAAACAAATGCATACCTGTATTGCTGCAAGAAATGTGGCACAAGAATGAGATCTGCTTCAGCGACCCCCACCTGTAGCGGCTGTAAATGTAGGGGATGTTTGACCTTGTTGCCGGAAACCCCGAAGCAATGGTCATCGAGAACTAAAATGGGAAGAACGGAGGCATATAATGTTACCTTATGATAACCTCGGTATAGAATTTATGGATTGTACTGGAACCATAACAACGTACAAACACCCAAAGGAAAACAGATGAGCGAAACAAAAACATGGAACCTAGCACCCAAGGATGACCTCCGCAATGTAACCACGTTGCGGGGGGACACGTTAGAGGCAGCCTCGATAGTAGCATTAGAGAAGCTAGGCTACGTGGTTACCGAGGAAGTGCCGAACTACTATGTGACTGCACTGGAGCCGCTAGACAAAAGCGGATACCCAAGAATTCAAATATATACAACCGGCGCGACGACAAAATGGTTAGACCTCAACATGGAATCGGTTAAGATTATAACCGACTGGATGTGGGACTGCGTTTGTTGGCACCAAAACCCAGAAAGAAAGGAAGACAATGCACCATAAATACGGCCCATCAGGGCTTGAGAGCCTAGAGAAGTGCCCTAGATTTAGGAGCACAGGAACCTCGGAAGCCGCGGAATCAGGCAACCGGGTACATGAGATGGTAGCATGCGGAATCACCAAAGCTGAATGCTATGGATCGACGGATGAAGAGGTAGAGTTGGCGGAGAAGTGTGAAGCCTTTGAACTCCGGTATTGTGAAGAACACCACATTGACAATACCAGATACCTCATCGGTAAAGAGGTAATACTCGGACAACACCTCAGCCATAGTGAGTACCAGCATCCATACGGAACAGCTGACTGGAGAGCAATACCAAACCCACTCATCGAAGTTGTCTTGCCTTCCTATCTAATAGACTGGAAGACAGGAACCCAGAAACTTAGTGATGCTGTAGAGAACCTTCAGGTGCAATCCTACGCATGGCTGATGTTTCTCGAAGATCCGAGGTGTCCTGAGGTTAATGTGGCTTTGTACTATCCAAGATACGACGAAGCTACGTATGCCAATTTCACAAGAGACGATTACTTCCAGGTAATCGAGAGTCGGGTTCACAAGGTAATAGAGAGATGTGAGAATCCGCATTCAGAACCATGCCCCGGTGAGATATGTCAGTGGTGTTCCGTTAAAGCTGGATGCCCAGCGATGATGGATACGGCGCTGACCATCAGCCGGAAACTAGGTCTCCCGATACCAGAGAACTTTGAACCCAAGTCTCCGGCGTCGATAAGAGATCGTGTGATTGCACAACTGCTGGCCTCGTACCTAGGTGACTGGTCGAAGCAGGTGAAAGCACTCAACACAAGAGCAGCCGTAGAAGACGGTGACGAGCTACCTGGCTTCTCGGTTAGGACCCGTAAAGGGAACCAAGTGGTTAACAATATGCCAGGCCTCTTTGAAGATATTTCAGAGGAATTTGAAATAGATGTTGACTTTTTTCTAAGGAGCTGTAATATATCCGTCGAACGATTGGCTGAGGATGTAGCAACCGAGAAAGGAGGCATAAAGAGCCACATACTAAAACGAATAAAGGAGATACAAGAAACCTATGCAACAAGAAACCCAGATATAACTTATCTGCAACGAACGAAGGGTACAGATGAAAAAAGACTTCTCGAAGAATGCCTCAGCAGAGACGAGTGAACAAACACCGCAAGAACTACACGACGCTGAAAACGCTGCACCGGACAATGCCGAATTAGAGAGCATTGAGGGTACCAATCCCAGCGCAGTTGTGCAACGCGGTTCGATTGAAATCGGACAGATTACCGGAGAGATAGACGCTGGTGATTTGAGAATTCCTTATCTCAAAATCGCACAGCGAACCGGCGAACTGGCTGAGAACGGGTTCACTCCCGGCAGCTTGGTGCTTAATAGCGAGTACCTTGTAGCCGATGAAATGGCACCAGTGGTCATAACGATACTCTCATTGGCTAAATGCTGGCGAGAACGGCTTCCCTATGATCCGAACGGTCCGATGCCGAGGACGTTCAAGACAACCCAGGAAGCCAAGGATGCCGGGTTGAGCTTCTTATGGAGCGGACCTGACAGCGCGAGAGTGCCACCAGGGGTCGATGAACAGGCGACCCTGAACATCCTGATAGAGAAACCAGAGGGCTTGGACTGTCCAGCCTTTAGTCTCTGCTATGAACAGGACGAAGCACCGCCTAGGTTCTACGCACCGGCACAGTGGATTGTTGCCAGAACGGCATATTTCTCAGTAGCAAAACCCGTGCTGACGAAAGCCTTCATGCAGTTCAAAGAGCCGCCGGGACTCCCGCGAGCCTTGTGGGAAATCTCAGTGCATCCGAAAGAGAAGAACGGCTTCAAGTACAAACAGCCTACAATCAAACACATCGGTATGAATGAAGATGCGTTCATCGAGTGGATTAGGACGGTGATGACTTGAACGTCAAAGTCGAACAGTTCGTGAGTAAGAGCTCAGGCCGGGCAGTACCAAACCAGTTCATCCTAAGCATCGGCAAAGATGTCTACTTCCAAAGCGACGAGACAATCATAGCTAAGAAGTGTGACAACGGAGACGTTATCTTGGATATAAAAGACTGGGACTACTCAGCGATCACGGCAAGATATAGAAATGAGTTCCTCGGAAAAACAACCGCGCAAATAAAAACGCGAATAAAATCCGGGGAATACAAGCTGGCGAACCTTAACAAATAGGGTTAGCATCGGACACGCAACGGGGGACACCTAGTCCCCCGTGTCCAGTTGACAAAGGATTTTATGGAAATATATGCGATAGACTTTGAAACCTTCTACACCAAAGAATACAGCGTAAAAGTAATGGGGCCAGAGGCCTACGTTGCCGACCCTAGGTTCGACCCGTACATGGTGTCAATAGTGGGAGAAAATCTTAAATACGTGGGCATTCTCGATGAGGCTCCGTGGAAGGACGTAACCAAACAACATTGGGTAAGTCATAATGCCAGGTTCGACGAAACAGTGTTCCTTAGAGCCCAAGAACTTGGCCTCATACCACAAGGTATCGGGCCATCCTTGTGGGACTGCACGGCTGACTTGTCGTGTTATATGAAAGCACCTAGGTTTCTTGCTGGTGCTGCTGAAGTAATCTTGGGTGTTAAGGTATCTAAGGATATTCGAAATAAGATGCTCGGTCTTGACCTGGGCAAGATTATTGCCTGCGGCATGCTCGACGAAGTCTTGGAGTATGCCTTGCTAGATAGCCAGCTCTGTCTGGGCATCTGGAACGAGTGCAGTCCTAACTGGCCCGAGCATGAGCGCCAGGTTTCGCGAGATAACCGGGTTGCCGGGCATCGGGGCATCATGGTCAACCGGAAACTTTTGGATGACGGGTTACAAAAGATGCGAAAGGTTTTATTTGACACCGAAAAACTAATCCCCTGGGATTGGAGCAAATACAAAACCCCGTTAGCTCCGTCTCTTGTACATAAGTTTTGCGACCAGCATAGGATTAGGCGTCCGGCTTCCATGGCAAAGACCAGCCCGTTGTTTGACGTTTGGCTCGAGGACTATGGTGACCTGCACCCTTGGGCCCGAGCACTTGGTGTCTGGCGTAGTGCCAATATGTTTTACAAAAAACTCGTAACCCTCGAATCCAGGCTGACTGAAGAAGACGAGTTTTCGTTTGCGTTAAAATATTTTGGGGGACATACCGGAAGGTTCAGCGGAGACTCAGGATTCAACATGCAAAATCTGCCAGGCAAACCTTTGTTTGACGTCGACCTTCGAGGATGCCTTATACCAAGGGCCGGACATCGGTTTCTCATAGCCGATTACTCCCAGATCGAGGCCCGCATACTACTTTGGCTGGCACAAGACTGGGAAACCATGGACATTGTGCGGAGTGGTGTTCATATCTATGAAGCCCACGCAAGGCGCACAATGGGTTGGGTGGATGGTATTCTTAAAGAAGAGAACCCTCAGATATACAAGCTCGCCAAGGCCCGGGTGCTCGCTTGTGGTTATGGTGTAGGGGCAAAACAGTTCAAAGTTATGGCAAAGATTCTCGCAGACGTAGACGTAACCCCGGCCGAAGCGGCTTCAACTGTACGAGACTACCGTGGGAGCAACCCTAAAATTGTTGCGACTTGGCAGGGTGCCCAGCGCGAGATGGCTTGGTCTGCTTCCAGAAACGAGCCTTACGAGATAGTGCTACCGAGCGGCAGGTCACTGGAATACTTTGACATAACGTCACGAAGTGACGGGATGCAAGCTCGCCCGGTTCGCGGGATGCCTAAGAAATATTTCTATGGTGCGAAGGTAATAGAGAATGTCTGCCAAGCCATAGCACGAGATGTACTGGTCGAGGGTTGGCTTAGGCTCAAGCGAGCTGGCTTACCACAGATGTTCACTGTACACGATGAGTTCGTTATAGAAGCACAAGAGTCAGAGAACATAATTGAAGATGTCACAGAGATATTGTCTGCCGACGTAGCCTGGTTACCTGGATGCCCGATGGGTGTCGACGTTAAGCTAGTTGACCAGTACGAGAAGTAATAGGAGAACATAATGTTTTTTGCGATCCCTAACATCAGCAGCCACAAAGCAAGTGTGGTTGTCCCTTGGGACTTTGAGCCCCGAGTGCCAGCAGCGGCTCAACGTACTAAGGCAAAGTTCAAAGCTTGGTACCGATTACCAACAACCCAGCACTGCCATTACTCTGCATTTGAAGGCTCGGATGCCCTGACCAGAGTCGATACATCAAACCCGCCGGTCTTTATCCATGGGATCGTTACAGACTATGATACATTCGTAGATGAACACAGCATCGAAGCAATTCACGAACGCACCGAACCGGAGCTTATGCCCAACTGGGCATCCAAGACTCATAGTAACGGCGCTAGGTTGATATGGCTCTTCGAGACTCCGCTGTCTCTCCCGGATACAGCCTTCACTAAAGAGTTCTTGAAAATAGTAAAGGCAAAACTAGGGCTGACTAAGCTTCTGCCGGGATTCGACGAACCAGCGTACACACAACCAACTAAGTATTACGAAGTCGGCGTGGATTGGGAGCTGTTCAAGGAAGAGACGTTGCCGGAGACTTTGATACAAGCCTGGGCACACGAAGCAGGAACCAAAGTTGACTGGGAAGGACAAACAGGGATTCCTTTTGAAGACCTGTCCGCGGAACTGGATAAAAAGTATCCGGGTGTCTGGCCCGGTGGGTTCTCTTTGGGTGCAAGGGGTCCTTCATTCTGGGTACCGGGTGGCATAAACCCTACAGCGGCAATAGTCCGGGAAACCGGGATTCAAAGTTTCAGTTGTCATCCGGGCTTCGTAACATGGGAGACCTTGTTTGGTAAAAGGTTTGTTTCAAAATATACTGAGGCTAAGTCGGGCCAGGTGATAACCGAAACCTTGTACGATGGCTCTGATTACTGGCGTCGTCGCGAAGATGGCAAGTGGATGCGACACAGCAGAGAAGACTTTAGGATGCTTCTGAAAGTGAAGTACGGGTTCTCCTCGACAGCTGGACGCAAGGAGACCAGTTCAGAAGTTGACCGGGTCATGGTTGACATTCACGAACGCCGAAGAGTAGAGTGTGCATTGCCTTTCGTTCACTTCCCACGAGGCATCATGGAGTACGATGGCAAAACGTTTCTCAACACGTCAACGGCTACCCCGATACCACCAGCCCCAGAGGACGTAGTTAAGTGGGGAGACGGATTCCCGTGGCTCGGAGACTTCTTGATTAAGTTCTTTGACCCACACGATCAATTCGATTTCTTCTTGGCGTGGCTGAAACACTTTTACGAGGGCGCCTACTTCGAGCGTCCTAGGCTCGGGCAGTCCGTGTTCCTGGCTGGTGATGTGGGCATGGGGAAGACCCTGCTGTCAACTGGTGTCGTTAGCCGCCTGGTGGGTGGCTTTGCTGATGCCAGCTCGTATCTCCTGGGCAACGAGCGGTTCACGGGGCACATCATAGAGAAGCCAGTCATGTCTGTTGATGATACCAGCCCGGCTACTGACAAAGAACACCACGCAAAGTATTCAGCTATGATAAAGAAGATTGCGGCTAACCGGCACCAGCAGTTCGAAGAGAAATTCCGTAAGGCCGGGCAGGTGATTTGGCTCGGTCGCGTCTTTGTCACCTGTAACGCTGATCCTGAATCCATAAAACTCCTGCCAAACATGGAGCTGAGTCTCATGGATAAAATCATGCTGTTCAAAGCTGCCCACATACCAAAGAAGTTTCCTCCTGACCAAGTGCTAGAAGACCTGCTTACCGAGGAGCTTCCATACTTTGCCAGGTGGCTTTTGAACTGGGAGATGCCGGCACACTGTGTTGGAGACTCTAGGTTTGGGGTCGAGGCGAAGCATGAAAAGTCTATGTTTCAAACGGCTATTCACTCTGGTTCTAGCGCGGCATTCCTCGAACTCCTGAAAATGTTTTTAGAAAACTACGAGCTTGGATTAGACAAGGATGCTTCGGGTACAACGGAAGTCTGGGTAGGCACAACAACAAAGTTGATTTCTGACATGCTTGCTGATGAGTCTATCCGTCCGATGGTGCAGAAGTATTCACCTACAGGGGTCTCCACAATCCTAGGCCAGTTGAAGGCTCGGGGGTATCCCTTCAACCGTGTAAGAGATAAAAAACGTAACCGAGCATGGGAAATACCCTTCATAATAGAGGAGCCAGGAGATGCGGATGTTGATGAAAATGATGGATGACCTTTTGGGTCGAGAAGATATTACGTTCGAGGAGTACATGTTAACTCGGATGCTGATGCGAAGCACAGTAAACCTGATTTCAAACGGGGAAGTAGGAACCCTTGAAATCTTAAACACAATAGCAGAGGAGTATTTCAAACGGAGAGGTCCAGGAGACCGACATAGAGCCCTGCTATCTGAATGTCAGGACTCCGACTACCCGGTCTTGAGTCAGAAGTTTGATTGGAAGTTTGAACCTGGAGGTGCGTGATGGCACTAAGTGAAGTGTACGGCCCAACAACAATTCAGAAAGTGTACACAAAGAAAATTGCGGCTCGGTACTACAGAAACCCGCACCTCTATTTTGATACAGCAGAAGGATTCGATAACAAAGGAGAAAAGATGCTAGATGGAAACCAAGAAGGCGACATATATGGGGCTACTCACGTGAGTATAACCCCGGATACTCAGCAGTACGACCCCACCGCTGTGGTACCAGCAGCGGAAGTAGTGGTAACAGTACCTGAGGTAGACGACCGGTATAAATGCGAACAACTTCACAGCACACCTAGGGCCGAAGTGCTTGAGGAAGCCAAGCAACATATCACGGGTGACCGGAATGCAAGTTACGGCCCACCAACGCAAGACTTCCAACGGACTGCAGACATGTGGACTGCGTTGCTCCAGCTCAAACTGAAGCCCGGAGAACGGATACGTTCACAGGATGTAGCGTGGATGATGATAATGCTGAAAGCCAGTAGGGCCCAGCATTCCGGGAAACGAGATAACTATGTAGATGCAGCCGGGTATGCTGGTTGCGGGTGGGAATGTGAAATGGAAGAGGAGGAAAAAGATGGGTAACTTAACAGCGTCAGAAGCATTATTTGGGTTTTGTGGGTGGTTAACGACACGGAAGGAGAAGACGGTTATGAGCAGTACAAATGACTGTGCTTCGATTGCCAGGCTAATAGAGACCTTTTGTGCCGTGAACAAGCTGGAAACACCACGCGAACATTGGGAGCGTGAATTGATTCATCCTGGAGAACAACTGGGGGAGACTAAAGATGCGTAAATTATCAACATGGAGAACAGGACTCATTGTAACCGTGGATCCTGGGGCCGGGGGAGCCTTTGCTATCCACCAACCGGAGACCCAAGAGACAGACGTGTTAAACATGCCACCCTCAAAGGAAGAAATCTTTGACGCGTTCAAGACCTTCTCGGACATTTGTGCTGGAGCTGGAGTCCCGATGCACATCGTTTGTGAGAACGTCGGCGGGTACAGGCCCGGCAATTCCGGGCCGGCGGCAGTCAAGTTTGGCCGGCATTGTGGTCACCTGGATATGGCGTTCATCGCGCTAGGTCACAAGCCGACCATGGTAGCCCCGGCAGTATGGATGCGGAAAGACCGGCCGACTCTATCCAAAGAGAAGTCTATACGCAAACGGACCATCAAAGATGAGATGGCTGATAAGCATCCTACTCTCCGGGTCACGCTCAAGAACGCGGATGCTTTGGGTATCTTGGATTACGCGTTGAAGTATTTGTAAAACAAACCCCCTGCCTGACGCCATACGCTTGTAATCAGGCCACAGACGCACGTATCCAAAATCGTGGGAGGCGCACCATAAATTTCCGGTGCATAAAGGCGGTGGGGTTTGTGGGATTGATAATTACGAGACGTTGTGTATTCCTTGTCACGTTGTAGCTGGCAGGGGCTGATTGAAAGGATAGGATTATGAAATTCGATATAAGCAAGGCCAAGAAATTCATGGTTGGTCATAGAACCTTTGAGATAAAGTGGCAGAGAGAACTTATAGAGGACAGGTATGTAGGGTTAATGGACAAAACCAGGCGCGTTGTCACGTTGCAAAGCGGTAGAGCCAAAGAGGAAGAGATCGAAACGTTCTTCCACGAGGTCATTCACTCCGCTGACTCCGTGCTTTGCGAAGGACTTAGCGAGCGACAGACCATAAGATTGGGCTCGTTGGTCGCCCAGGCTATTATGACGTTGAAGTAACAAAGGACTAAACATGACAATCTTCACCTTCTTACTATTATGCCTGGCTGGCCAGCAACAAGCATTCGGAGTCCCCATGTTACTGGTTGGGGGCTCAGCGCTGGTGTGGAACCTACGTCGAGTGAACCTGCGTAGCTTTCAGACCTGGTGCTGGGTCATCTTCTTAACTATCGTAACTGTGCAGACCTTACGAATCTGTGCTGACGCTTCGATACTAGAGTTTGCCCCGCCACTAGTATTCTCGGTATCACGGCCACACTCAGTCATGGTACTGGGTGGCTGGGCTATCGTTGCCGCCCTGTGCCTTGGTGACCCGGTGACCCGGAACCAGGCGCTGTGGTGGGCTGGTGTCGTAGCGATCCTCGGGATAGCGCAGTTCCACACTGGAGCCTCGGGGTTCTACTGGGCTATCCCCTTCAAGACCAGGTTCTTTTCTGTGTTCAGCTACATCAATAATTCTGGGTCGTTCTTTATACTGGCATCTGGGCTCGCTATGACATACAAACTAAGAGGGATCCCGCTCGTCATGCTCTTCTATTACTGTGCCTATCTGACACAGTGTAGGTTTGCCTTGGCTGTCATTCCCATTTTGCCACTCTATGCCCTGCTGACGCGTCGCTGGAAGCGGTGGGGGCTACTAGGTATCGCGATTGCAGGGTTCGTGGCGCTGGCGTTGAAGCTGGACTACCTGCTGTCGTGCGGGAGATGGCAGGAGTATGAGGCTTTTTACCATTTCTTCCCACACTTCCCTTGGTTTGGGGCCGGTCCGTGGGGGTACCACTGGTTTGCCAACACATATGGACCTGAGTGGTTGCGCGCTTTATTTGTACGTAACCCTAACTGCCACAACAGTTACCTCAT